CCAGTTGAGGGGAGTATACTTCAGGCCATAATCGAATATCATTTAAATAAAAAACAGTATAATAAAATGAGCGATAGGAGAAATATAGAACAATATAACGAATTCGTAAATGAAATGACTAGGCTAATGATGGAGGGAATAATCGAAGGAATGAGAAGTGAATCCGTACATATGTCAGATCCCGATAATATTGATTCCAATATGAGGACTAGAAGCGTAAGAGCTAGAGAGTCACCAGATACTAACGAAAATCCAGTGATGAACTTACTCGTGAGTGGATTGGATACGATATTCACCTCTACTCGACAACGATTCTTGGATGAATTAGATGAAATAATAACTGAATACGTATCGGATATGTCACTTAGAGAATCTCAAGAATCTATACATGAGGAGTGTAGAGTTGATGTTGACTTACCTTACACTATTTACTCCAATATAGAAGATAGAAAAGATGACAAGTGTGCCATTTGTTTAGATATCTTCGACAGTGACTCCAAAGTATGTCTACTGAACTGCGGTCATGTCTTTCATAAAGATTGTATAAAAAATTGGGTAAACATTAAAAACACCTGTCCCACATGCAGAGTTACAATTTAAAAAAAAATATTTTAAAATAAAATGAATACTATTTTATTTTTAAAGAGCGTAAAAAATTACTCGTTCGAAATACTGTTCGTGATGAGTATCATATTCTTGATTTTGTACGGTTTATACAATTTAGCAAAGGGAGAAGAAGGCAGCTGGTCAAAAACATTCTTTTACTTGGAACCAGAAAAATCTCAGGACCAAGATAAAAAAGGCTCTGGTACCAAGGTAGTTCGTGAAAGTAAAGGTGAAAGGGAATGTAGAAGAGTACTGGAAAACTATTTCAGGAAGCCATTTCCCAAGTGCAGGCCCAATTTTATGAATAATGAGGTCACCAACTTTAATCTTGAAATTGATTGTTATTGTCCGTCAATAAAGGTCGGATGTGAATACAATGGCAGACAACACTACGAATACACGCCTTATTTCCACAAAAACAAGGAAGCTTTCCACAATCAGAAGTATAGAGACTACATGAAGCGCAATCTATGCAGTAGCAATGGCATCAAGCTAATTGAAGTTCCTTACACAGTTAAGGTAAACGACATAGAACGTTTCATTATAACGAAACTTAAGAAGCATGGTTACTAATACAGCACTTCTTAAGAGTTTTTATTATTTTTGAACCTTTAATACGAAGTTGTTTTTTATCTAAAGAAACGAATATATCAATCAAGAAAGGGATATCGTTCTGTATAAATTTTTTAACGTCGTCTGCTACGTGTTCTGTGACTTTATTAATTACCTGGAGGACTAAGAATTTCTTCCTCTCTCCTCCAAATTGGTGATGTTGTTCAATAAGCTTCATGAGATTAAGAGCTGCAAACGTTATATCTTCATCTGTAGACGTGTTCTGTAACACAACTTGCTCAGCAAGTTTATTTATCAAAGCATCTTCTGGTATCATTTTATTTAAAGAAAGAAAAAGAAAATAAAATGAAACGTACTGATTATTTAACCTGGAAGGAATGTTTTACAGAAATGGCTGTTTTGATTTCGAAAAGGTCCAAGGACCCTAAGACACAAGTTGGAGCTGTGATTGTAGACTCTGACAACGTAATAGTATCCGTAGGGTATAATGGTTTTCCCAGAGGTTGTTCAGATGACGAGTTTCCATGGGATAAAGGAGAAGGGCTTCACAACAAGAAGCTTTACGTTTGTCACGCGGAGATGAACGCAATAATTAACTCCAACAGAGATCTCCACAATTGCAAAATATATACAACTCTATTCCCGTGTCACGAGTGCACGAAGCTCATTATACAAAAGAAACTTAGTAAAGTATATTATATGGATAGAAAAGACAACTTAAGTACAAAGGCAAGTAAAAAAATGCTTCGAGCCGCTGGTATTAAATACAAGGGCATCCTTAGAAGAAATTGTAAATGACAATTGCTACAACAGACACTGTCAAAAAGCAACCTATACAAGCCCTATCCGTTTGTTCCTGAATTCTTCGCCTGTCTTTTTGAAATACATACGCGCGATTCCTTAAGTTATCATTGCGCACTTGGTGATATAATCTCAAGATGTCCTCTCTAGTTAAACGGGATACTTTAGCAGCTTCTGCTTCTCTTTCTGCTTCCTGTTTCACTAGTTGAGGTTCCTCTTTGACTGGTTCTGGTTTTGTTTCTGTTTCTGTCTTGGGTTCATTTGCTTTGTCTAAGATAATGAAATCACCATCTAATTTATCGCTTTTCTCACAAGGACTATCTAGTGCATACTTTTCAAATTTGACTTCTGCTGTATATTCTGCTTTAGTGTCAATTGTATGTAGGTCCGGCGCGTCTTCAATTTCTACGTTCAGGTCTTCCTTTTCTAAATTTTCACTGCTATCTGGGGTCTCTTCTTTTGTTGGGAGCACTTTAAAAATATTCATATCCTCAGCGGCTTTAGGAGAAACGTCTGTATCTGGAAGCTTCAAACCTTGTTCGAGGGTATTGTTGTTTTCGGGACTTTGTGTTTCCATTTGATACAATTGTTTTTTCTTTTAAGCTGCTTTCGTTTTAGAATTTAAAAAATGAAATTAATAAAATATATTTTTGGATTTATAAATGACAATTCCTCAGCCTCTATTTGATATATTGAAACTACATTCAGTCGATGGTGCTTTCTTTACACACGTCGGATTGATAAATAAAGGACGTTACCAGTTCAACAGAAAAGATATGGACACATTCTTCGACGAGTACGCCGATAATGTATTGAGAACTATAGAGACATCTAAAATAGGTGTAGCTGAAAAACCTCAGATGTACTTACCTGTTCTGGTGGATGTTGATATGAAGGTTAAAACCGAAGATTTGGATATTAATGATGACATTCCGAGTTCCATATATACTCTGGATCAAGTAAGAAAAGTAGTCAAAGTCTACCAAGACGTTTTGAGAAATATTTTGGTGGATTACACTGACGAGGAACTTTGTTGTATACTATTAGAAAAGGATGCTTACAAGAAAGTGTACAAAGAGGTAGAGTATGTTAAAAGAGGATTTCATCTACACTTTCCTTATATTTTCCTAAACAAATCTGACCACGAAGTGAATCTGCTACCAAGAGTTAAGAAGTCAATAAAAGAACAGGATGTATTCTGCAATTTAGAAATAGAAGACTCAAGTAGTGTTATAGATGCGGGATATTGTCATACCCCTTGGTTGTTATATGGAGGAAGGAAAAGCCCCGAAATGTTTCCTTATTTAGTGACGAAGTGCTTTGATTCTAATTGCGAAGAGGTAAGCTTGTATCAGTGTTTGAAGTCTTATTTGATATATGATGACAGAGAAAAGATTATTCCTATATGTAAAGATGTAGAGAAACAGCTACCGCGAATATTAAGTATCATTCCATTTGGAAGAGAAACTAAGGAAGTAAGGAAAGGGTTGCCTACATTGCTAAAAGCAAGAGAACGCAAAAGTGTTTGTCGTAGTAAAGTTTCAACGGACATAAAAGAAGATCTAATTAAGTGTAAAATATACTTGAACCTTTTGTCGGAAGAAACAGCTTCCAATTACCAGACTTGGATGGATGTTGGTTGGACACTATACTGTGTTGGAAACGGTTGTCAAGATGCTTTAGACTTGTGGATTGACTTTTCATCACGGAGTAACGAAAAATTCGATGAAGGAATATGTGTTAACGAATGGGATAAAATGGTAGTAAAAAACAAAACTATTCGTTCAATTCAAAGATTAGCCAAACTCGATAATGAAGTTGAGTACAAAAAAGTAAAAAGTAAGATTACAGATAAGAGGATGCGTAAGTCTTTAGATGAAGGTTCTCATGCGGACATAGCTGAACTTTTAAAAGAAGAATACGGAGACAAATACGTGTGTGCTAGTATCACTGGTAATATATGGTATGAGTTTATTGGACATAGATGGGAAGAAGTAGAAGAAGGATACACATTGAGAAAGAAAATATCGGAAGATATTAGATTGAAGTATACTGCATTATTGAATGAGGTGTTCCCATTAACAAATAATCCAGAAAAGAAAGACCATAATGCAGAAGCTGCTTTTAAAGAATGTAAAAGGATGCTGAAGAATTTGAAAAATAACACTTTCAAAAATAATATAATGAAAGAGGCGCGTGATTTGTTTTTCGACAAAGACTTCTTCAAGAAGCTCAATAGCGATCCTTACTTAATTGCAATGAAAAACGGTGTTTACGACTTGAAGAAAAACGAATTTAGAAAAGGAACACCAGATGACTTTCTAAGCAGATGTATGCCTATTAGCTATAAAGTTTACCCAGATGATCATGAAGATTTAGCAGAAGTCAACGACTACTTTACCAAGGTGTTTCCTGATTCTTCTCTAAGAGAATACTTCTTGGACCAAATCAGTGATATTTTTGTTGGTGGTAATCGACACAAGCTAGTCCATCACTGGACAGGGGAAGGAGATAACGCAAAGTCTGTAACCCAAAGTATAATAGAGATGATGTTTGGTGAATATGCAATCAAGTTCAATTCTTCAATCTTAACGGGTAAGAAACCTGGTGCTGGTTCGGCTAATGCAGACCTCGCACGAGCTGGCGATGGTATTCGTTTTGCTGTTGTTGATGAACCGAATAATGACGAAAAAATCAATTGTGGTCCGTATAAGAAATTCTCTGGAAATGATACAGAATTTGTCAGAGATTTGTACCAAAGTGGTAAACAAGCAAAGGAAGTAAAATTCATGTTCAAGCTTGTAATAATAGCGAATGACTTGCCTCACTTTAATAATCCTGACAAAGCGACATTTAACAGAACACGAGTCGTTCCCTTCGAGTCTACTTTCTGTAAAGATTCAGATCCAGCACCTGAGACATATGAAGAACAGTTGAAACAAAAGCGCTTCCCAGTAGATCCTAATTATTCTAGCAAGATACCTAAGTTGTTACCGGCGTTTGCGTATTTCTTGTTGGAACATAGAAAGAAACCTAAAAGTAGTATTATACCTTCGAAGGTATTGTCGGCTACTGCGATGTACAAAAAGCAAAATGACATTAACAGGCAATTTATCGAGCAGTGTATAGTCGATGAGGAAAGTGCAAGAATAAATATTTCAGAGTTATATACGCAGTTCAAGGAATGGTTTAAAGATTCCTTTCCAGGTAGAACACTACCCAACAAGAATAAAGTTAGGGAATATTTCACTAAATTATGGGGAGAACCAAGATCTGGAAAGATACTATGGGACGGACACCGTCTTCGTACAATGAAGGATGATATCGCAGAAGGCAACTGTGTTGTTTTAGAGGAAAAAGATCTGGCAACTTACAATGAGAAGAAGTCAGCCGCGCCAGTCTAAACTGAGTATAAAGTATATTGTTTTTAAAGTAATCTTTAAAAACAAAACCATTACTGTTTGTTTTTTACGAAGAATATGAATTTGAAAGCCTGACACATTGTGATTGTATCAGCTAAATCATCTTTTTTTCTTTTCGTTTTAATATTATCTAAGGTGTCTTTTTCATCTCTGCATTGTAGTATTTCCAGTGCTTTCTTAACACTCCATTTCTTTCTTTCACTTTTTGAAAGTGTTTTCCATTTCCTTTTACCGTTTTTTGCAACCTTTAGTGTTCTAGGGGCACCTAACACACACGTCTTATGGAAGGCAGGAAAATCAACGACATTCATTTTATTTTCGAATTCAAAGATGAAAAAAGAAGCACAGGTCTGAGCCAATTTGAAGGCCTTAACATTTCGTGATAATTGTTGTTCAATGACTACATACTCACAATCCTTTAGGATGTTTTTTATACTGGTAAGATACTTATGCATGTTATAACATATATCATTGAGAGAATCTGCGTCTCGTGATATGTCTACATTGTCATGGTATACCGTTTTACCATTTCTGAAGAGTTCTTTGAGTATACATTTCATTTCAGGCGAAGGACTCCCATCGCATTCGTGAGTTTTCATCGGGCATTGCATTGCTTCATAAATTGATATATCATGATCTTCGACATATAAACAAAAATTTTTGTATCCAATATCTATACTTACTATTCTCATACTGAGTAATTCATACTTAAACTGTTACTTCTTAAATTTATAATAGTTATGCTTTACTTGCTACCAAACGATATTCTCCGACATATTTACGAATATGATGGTACATACGTTTCTATATTTGACGAAGGACCGTTAAACGAAATATCTCAAATTCAGTTCTACAGGAACTTAATAAAGAGGAACCAGGTATTCGTAACAATACTTAGGTGGTCTCACCCGACTTTAGAATTCGCTGATGCGATATACAAAGAAGTAATAAGAGAAGTGGTTTTAAACAGTAAATACCGAAAGAAAATAAAGGGCCTTGAATTTTATGAGGCAGTCTATAGCTTCTATGGAAGAATGTACATTAACTGCCGAAGAAAAACATTTACTTAATTTTTCTGATTATAAATAAAAATGAGTTTCATATTTATAATCACTATCGCGATTATTCTATTTTTAGTTTTATTTTTGACTTACAATAGTAACAAAAAAAACGAATGTAATGGAAAGGGATTTTGCGACACAAACACTACTTGGAATGGTAAGAAGTGTGTAGCTAATTCAATTGAAGGGGATAAATACTGTGATGAACAAACTACCACGTGGAACGGAAGTAAGTGCATAGGAATAACAGAGGATGGTGACAAGTATTGCGATCCTAATACTACGAAGTGGAACGGTGAAAAGTGTGTCGCTTTAGAACAATCCAAAAATGTTCTGTGCAATGACTGTCTGTTTTTCACAATTAAGGGCAACGAACTATGGGATGGAAATTACATATTCGACACAAAGAACAAGAAGCTAATTAAGATCAATGATTCGGACTTGTATCTAGACTTTTCGTTCTCTGGAATACTTGATTTGGTAGAATACGTACCGCAAAAGAAATTGTACAATGTGTATGAAGCAGATAAGACAACACTGAAGTTCACTATACAGTCTTTGTGCGAAGAATGTATGGGACCCAATGTTTTAGAAAACCTAGTTAATAACTAAAAACTATACGAATAACCTATTGAAAAACACGTAAGATAAACTAATGATATTATAAGAAAAAGCGCTGTTAAAATCCAAACTGTATGTAAGGTCTTTGTTTTTCTTATACTGAAGATATTCTACCATATCCTCTTTCTTTTCAAGTTTGAATTCCTCTTTTATACTTAAAATGGGTCTATTCAACTCTTTTAGGTCTTCAAAACCATACACAACGTGGTCTCTGTACAACTTCTTATCCAGAAGAGCATTTATATCTCTTATCAAATCCTCTGAACTCAGTTCACTTTCGGACTGAAATTTCTCCGTTCTGCTCATTTTTTTATCCTTTTTCACTCCACTTGTGCTGTACTTGTTGTAAAGAAACATGCATTTTATAGGGGATAGCATGTTCACCAAATTAACCTGATTTATATTACCTTTATCATCTCTGTTAACACTAATAAACATCAATTTTTCTACTGATAATTTGTGCAACTTCTTGTTCCGAACCATAGGGTACATTTTTGCCATCATCGCATTTGTATTATAAATTAAGACGTCTTTTAGAACTTCTTCTCTTAGCGTCAGTATCTTCTTACTGTCAAAGTAATATACTAGGTGATCATTAGTAAAGGGATTTAACAAATTCAATCTACTCCAGCTTTTACCTGTCATTAAGGCATAAATCAGAACTTGTAACAAAGCATCTTCCTTCCATTCTCTGTTTTTCGAAGCTTTTATTTCGTGCAGTCTCACCTCTTTATCTGTTGAACTTATGGCATCTGCGATGCCTGTTACCCAAGGCATCTGTACCCCTGCTTGTATCTTCAGTTTGGTTTCAGTTGGTTTAATATTAAAGACCTTCGGTTTCAACTTCACCCAATATTGTCTTAAGTTAGATTTCATGGTATCAGACAAAGTAAAGAAAATTTTGTTAGAAATAGCTATATGTAATTGTGAGTACAACATTATGCCTTCGAACTGATGAGTACTCAAACTCTTTGTTCTTATAAAAGCGTTATACCTCTTTTCGCTATTAGTTAACCTTCTAATTAAGTGTATGTACATAGGATTATCTTTTACACTAGAAACAGGTGACGAAGGCCAGTTATTGTTCCAGGTTGAAGTAATTAAATTCTCGATTAGTACTCCCACGAAGCAACGCTCTTCTTCAGTAGATATAGGTAATAGTCGGTGGTTAACACCTTCAGTGAAAAGCTTATTCTTCTGGTATAATTTGGTATGTTCAGTAAGCAAAATTCTAGTATCATATTTAATCACAGATGCCCTAATAAGTTCTGTGACAGAGTGTTCAATATCTATATAGTCCTGAAATGAAAATTCCTTCAAGGTTTTACCTTCTCTTATTTTACTTTTATTTGGAATGGGACAAGTCTCAAATATACTAAGAACTTGGCTATACTTATCCTCAAATGCTGGAACATACATCAAAACCTCTTTTTTGGCTCTAGTTAAAGCTACGGATATTAAATTGACTACAACATCATTAGACAAATGAACGAAAGCTCTTTCTAAAGGGAAAGTCAAGAATATGATGACATACTCTCTTTCTAAACCTTTGGACGAATTCGAAGTAGTTAGGAAATACTTATCCTCATCCATTCGTTTATGATTTGTGTTTACTGGCAAATTGTTCTCAAACATAAATCTTCTTATTCTGGCAATATCGCCCATTGCCCCGCGAACTGTAATTGCAGAAGAAAACGTCAGTATCATCGTATTATCTGGACGATGCAAAGGGTCTTCTAAATACTCTTTCAAATCGCTGTATATATGCTTGTAAGAGTTAAAACGCTTCCATTTGATATCAGCATCGGAAACTTTATTATCAGTCCTCCAACTGTCTATAACATCGCGGAACTCTGGATAGTATATCTTCAAACTAGTTTGAAGACGGTTTAGTATAGGACCCGGAACACGTGGAGTTACGGTCATTTTCATTTTGAATATTTTCTCTTCTTCCGGGAGATTCAAGAAATACCACAAAAGACTTTCCCTCGGTTCTTTTTGAATAGATTGGAAAACATCTCCCGTAAACACGAATTTAGTGTCTGGGTAAAATCGAAAGAGTATGTCCAACATATTTCTTTCGAGGTCCTGACACTCGTCTATGATAATGACTTTAGGCTGGAAACTAGGATAATACTTGAAATCATCTTCGAAGCTTTTCTCGTATGCAAATTTTCTTTTACCTTCAAAGTTTGGGAGTTTTATGTACTTATACTCCGCTTCTTTACAAATCTCATATATGAGAGAATCAAACGTCCTTACCATTACCTTACTACTTACACCAAACTTTTTTAACCTACTTTTTAGTTCATTTTTTATTGAAATATTGTACGATACAAACATTACCTCTGTCGGTTTAAATAATCCTTTAATTAACCCACACACGAAACACCCCATTAACATCGTGGTTTTGCCAGCACCATAGACGCCTTGAAGTACGTAGCGGTCGTGTTTGAACTGCAAAAAGTTCTTCATGAATTTTTTTTGGTCTTCTCTCCAAGGGAAAGCAAGTACTGACCTGTAATTGGATAGTCGATTTTTTAGTTTGTCCTTGTTCCCTGAATAGTAGCTTCCTACTGATTTTAGAAGAAGCTTCATTTCGTTGCATAGTAGTTCGCCTATTGGAGTTTTCCAAAGTTTAATAGTAGACATAGTATTGGTATTTGTGGAACACATCAGGTAAATAATTGTTTTTTTGATATTTTTTTCAATTTCAAAAAATAAAAATATATTTTTCCGATAAATATATCGGAAGCATCAACTGTAGGCCGACCATATAGGCCAGCTTTCCGGGAACAGTTCACGACCAAATTCCTGAACACCTATCAGCAAACCAATAAAGAGCAATATGTATCTTAGAGTAGGATGATCTAGCATGTAGTCAGTGAAGTAGAATCCTATTACGCTTCCAACAAAAAAAGCTAGAATATCTGTCATGTGGTTAACACCTGATTCTAGTATTTCTCCATTTTTTGGATTTATGTCCTGTTCCGCTAACTCTAATAGTAGGTGAAAAATATTACTAACAATAAGGGAAAGTGTGGGATCACTTGGTATAAGGGTGGCTGTGATAATAATACCACATACAAAGTGTCCTATTGTCCATACATCAAAAGCTTTTACACCCATTTATTATACCAATTATATTATATTTTCTAAATAACACTTGTTACATTATATAATGGTTGGTTAATCGTCTGCTTGTACTTGCTGAACTTCGTAACTGTACTTGTATGTGTTGGTACAACAACTGATCTCTTGTATTTGTATTCTTGAAAGTCTTCTCCGATGTCATTCATACAAAACATGAACCGTTGTATGTTTTTGGCTATGATAGAATGCTTTTGCTGAATAATTTTTTTTTGACGGTTTATTTGCATTTATAACAATCAATAATGTTTTTATGCATTATTAATAATCGAAACTGGATCAGCTACTTATAGAAGACACCGAGAACGTGTCGCTACTTCTTGATGAAGAAAATGAGTGAGTACTGTCGCTGTCGGTACCAAAATATACATAAAATCCGAAGCCATTGTTTCGTGTATACTCTTCTAGTATTAGTCTGAAAATGTAGTGTATCCTCAATAAGTACAGAATCCTTGCCATATCGGCTTCGTATTGTTGTCTCATAAGCATAGCCGTATATCGCATCATTAGTACCTTTCTAAAAACAGAATGCTTCATATGCTTTATTATGACTTTTGTTTTAAAAAATCAAAATTGAATAAAACGAGTGAAAAAAAGCGAAAAATATATGCAATTCATTACTGATGTACAAGACAGGCCGAAAGCGGAAATAGAAAGTGTAACATTCGGTGTGTATTCCACCGAAGAAATACTAAAAATGAGCGTGGTAGAAATTAATTCGAGCAAGTTAACCAATGAAAAAAATAGTGTTTACGACGAGAGAATGGGTGTTTTAGAAAATAACAAATTATGTCTTACATGCAACAAGAATAGCGAAGACTGCGTAGGACATTTCGGTCATATAAAATTAAATGAAAAAATAATCAGTCCTATGTTTTATAAGCAGGTTTGTGACATGTTGTACTACTTCTGTGTAAAATGCAACAGATTGTTACTTTCCCAGGAATTAATTCAGCTGAAAGGATTAAGCAAAATTAAATTGAAAAAGCAGCTACTAGAAAGAAAGGTTGATGAATGTTCCCATTGCGGCACGTTACAGCCTTCTTACAAGCTAAATATAAATGAAGGAATTATAAATATGATATCGAAGGATGAGGACAAAAAGATAGTGGTAGAGATAAATCCGTCAGAAATAAAAAATATATTTGACAGCGTCAAGGACGAGGACTTAGAGGTTCTTGGGGTAAACAAAGAGCTATCACATCCAAGAAATTACATAATGGAGGTGTTTCCAGTAATGCCTCCTTGTTCTCGACCATATGTAATAGCTGGCGACGGCAACATTTGCGACGATGACCTGACCAACCAGTTACTGGAAATCGTGAAATGCAACAATTATTTGAAAAAACCTGAAGTAATTAAATCTGAAACAAAGCGAACTAAGGTACTTCAAAGTCTCAAGTTCCGAATAAGCACATTTCTCAATAACTCAAATGGTAGAGCCAAGCATACTACAAGCGGCAGACCTATGAAAGGAATAAAAGAACGACTTACAGGAAAGTCAGGTCAAATCCGGAGTCATTTGATGGGTAAAAGAGTTAACTTTAGCGGGAGAACAGTAATCGGGCCAGATCCTACGTTAAAAATGGGAGAACTTGCTATTCCCAGAGAAGTAGCTGAAAATCTCACTATACCCGTTAGAGTGAACGATATGAATATATCATATTTGTATAAAATTGTAAACAGTGGAAAAGCAAACTACGTGATAAAAAATAACGGTAAGACTAGAATTAACCTTAAATACGCTTTGCATTCTAGGCAGACAAAGCTAAATTACGGGGATATAATAGTGAGGGCTGAAAGTAAACAAGAAAAAGTGCAAACTGGAAGAGAAGTGCTACGTGTAGGAGATGTAATAAAAAGAGGCGATAAAATAATAACCGATATCAAAATAGCTGGAAACAGAAAATACGATATAAAAGCCGGAGACATTGTGGAAAGGCACTTGGTAGACGGAGATATAGTGTTACTCAATAGACAGCCAACACTTTGGAGCGGTAGTATGCTTGCGAAAACGGTAAGAGTAATGAAGCACAAGACATTTCGGTTTAACCTTGCAACTACAAGCGGATTTAATGCAGACTTTGACGGAGATGAAATTGACCACGTGTTGAGTTTCAAACAGGGAGCGTGAAAAGCGTGCAACTCCCTAGTTAGTCGTTGTTGAATGTGAAAATTGAATTTAGAAAATAAGATATTGTTTTTAATAAATGAAATGTTCAGTATGTAAACGAAGGATAAATAAGCTGTATAAGCTCACTCATACTTGCAAATGTAACAAAGTTTTTTGTAGCGAGCACAAAAGTAACCACGTTTGTTCATTCGATTACAAAACGGATAACCAAAATTATCTGAAGAACGAATTGGTGAAATTAGAAAATAATCACGGTTTAAATGAAATTTGTTGAAATAAAATGAACTACACTGAAGTCATAAAAATTCTTATAACTTGGAGTGCAGGAGGAGGAGAATTCGAATTGCTTTACTATTTGTACAAAATGTTTCGAATAGGAATACCAAATAGGATTCTCTA